AATCTTTATTCACTTCGCAGCGTACTTTACGCACTGCATATAGTTGCAGCCGTTAGCAGTAATACTAATCTTCGTTCTCCCAAATTATACTTTTGTACTTATTTTCAATTTTGCTATGTAAAGCGTTTGAAACTTCCATTTTATTTCCAAGTGCTTCGTTTACACATTCAGCAGCAAATCTTTTTGCCACATCTTCTGCATACATTTGCATTAATTCTGCTGTACTAAAATTTCCTTTGATTGAGTTATAAAACTCCTCTGCCGTTCTTAATTGATAAATTCTCATTTTTCTGTTTCTTTTAGTGTTTTTAAATATTCATTAGTTGTGTCAGTTGGCATCCCAAAAGTTGACATAACATCATCAACAAATTGAGTTCCGTGTTTTAAACTCAACTTCTTAATCATATCTTTCTTTAATAATAAGTACAATAATTTTTTCATTCTATTTAATTTATTTGTTAATAATCCGTACTACTGCTAACAACGTGTATGTTGCATTAAAACGACAACATACACGCAGCCGTTATACGCAACCTTAAAGAAGCGCACCACTTTTAATTTTCTCTTTTAAAACGTCTGAATAATCACGCCTTAACATTTCAATACTTTTGAGTAATGAATTAGCGAACATTTCTAAATCATTCAAATCTGCATCAAACATTAAGAAATTTTCTTTGTCTTTTCCGTATTCAATCCACAACGAAAAGGCGTGAGATTCTTTATCACCCTCCCAGCTTTGTTCATCTTTATACATATAAATTTGACATCCCTTGTCAAAATCTTCTTTTACTTCTTCTGATAGCCTTTTGTCAACAAACGCTGGACTAACTAATGGTAATGTAATTTTCATTTTATTTGTATTTAATTGTTTAAAATTAGCAATAAAGGCAGCGTATAGCAGCACCTATACGCAATTTTCCCACCGCACAATGCCGACACACAACTGCGTATAGCTGCAAAACGTTAATCAACCCTATCTTCCGTTATCTTTCCCGGCACATCCAGAATCTCCATACACTTCTCTCGTATTGCTTTTTCGCCACCCAATTCAGCAATCCGTGAATCTCTTATATATAAAGGTATCATTCGTACTTTATCCAAGATCCGTTTTCTTCCGGCACCAGGTGCGCGGGTCCGTTTTATTTTTTCTTTCATTTTCATACGACAAAGGTAATACAATAACTATCATATTTTACATTTTAATAAAAATATATTTATTTATATAAAATAGCAGAACACGACATGTTTTTTGACACTTTTTTACTTTCATGTAAAATAGTACCACACTTTATTCGTAACTACTTGATACTCAACAAAAAATATTTTTGAAAATTTCCAAATATTACTACCCTAATTAATATATATTAAATACCTTTACTTCATCAAACAAACAGAAACCTAACACTAAAAAATAAACGCCATGACTACTACAAAATTTCAAATTGGACAGGTTATCAACTACGTTAATGGACATGCTTGTATTTATACTGGTAAAATAATGAAAATTTACGAAGATGGTAGTATGACAGTAATAAACCACAACGATCCAGCATCAGTTATACTTTGGAACGCTGGTTATGCAATAGGATCACATATTCAACCAGATCAAGTTAATAACTAACCACCAAACAGCTTCCCTATCGGCTACACGGGGCAAAAACATTATGAAAACAATATTCACCATCAGCACAATTATTCTACTTATTGCAGCATTAGCTTCAATAAACTGGTTCGGCAGGCAATCGCTGCCTGTAGTATTAATTGGATTGGCATTCTGTGCCTCCTGGCTCTGCTACTTTTACGTTTTGATCACAGAAAAGGAGGAAGAGAAATGAACGGAGATCCACAATATAGAGGCCACTGTCCAAATTGCGGGGATGATACATATACTTGCTATGACGAACTCTGCGAATCATGCGCAAAAGATGAGCCGGTAAAATGCCCGATGTGCGGAGATATGGTTCACCCTGACCATATGACAGAGGAGGGTTGTTGCATCCTTTGCCTTGAATACGAGGCAGAAGAAAGAACAATAAGTTCAACAGAATTCTTTAATTCACTAAAAATAATACTTGAAGATTATGACAAACGAGCTTATCAAATTTGAAAACGACCTTGAAAAATTGGTCAAACAGAACAAAGTCATGGTTGCACTGAACCAGGATCCGCCTGCGGAATGGGTAAAGCAGCACCCTTATATTAAAAACTTTAATTACTTGCCAATCGAAAGGGTGGAATGGTTGCTAAAGACCTTCTTCAATGGTAATTATAAGGTTGAAGTTCTAAAGACCGGAACAATTCTGAATGCAATAGAAGTGACGGTAAGAGTACATTACAAATCAATTTCTTCAAATGAATGGTTGTATCATGACGGAGTTGGGGCAAAAGAAATTCAGACCACATCCGGTAGCGGGTCTCTTAAACTTGACCTGTCAAATATAAATAGGGGAGCCGTTGAAATGGCTTTGCCGATTGCCAAGACAATTGCAATAAAGGATGCCTGCGATCATTTCGGGAAGCTATTTGGTTCTGACCTTAACAGGAAGGTACAGTTATCATATACAGAAGATACCAGGTTGCAACCAATCGACACCGAAAGCGAAATATGGCCTAAGATACTGGAGGCTGTAAAGTCAGGGAAGTACACCATCGAACAAATTGAAAAGAAATATACATTAACAAACAACGCTAAACAAATACTTCAAGATGAAACAATTTAAACTACGCGCCAGTGCAGCGGGCAACCTGGTCCCTAACGGAAAAAACTCGTTAATCTCAGTCGGTGGGAAAACCTACCTGAAAGAGTGGGCAACATCCCAAATCTACGGGATTGAAAAACAAATCAAATCCAAGTACATCGAAAAGGGTATCCTTTTAGAGGATCAGGCGATTGACTTCGCGGTGAAGATGTTGAACTTGGACCTTGTTTTGAAAAACGAGGCTAACTTTGAGGACGAATATTTCACCGGAACACCGGACATGATTACGGATAATAAGGTGTTGGATATAAAAAACAGTTGGGATGCGTTCACATTTCCTTTGTTTGAATCAGAGATACCGAATTCTGACTATATGTACCAGCTTCAGGTTTACATGCACTTAACAGGTAAGCGGTCGGCTACACTTGTATATGTTTTACTTGATACGCCGGCAACGAATTGGGAAGCCGGTATAATGTACGATATTTCAGATGCGTTGCGTATCAAGACTTTTGAAGTCGAATATGACGATGCAGTTATAGAAATGCTACAAAAGAAAGTATCTGCATCGCGGGAATATTTAAGTGAAATTATTAATACATTTAATCTCTAAACAAAATGGAAAAATTAATCGAACAAATTCAGAGCCAGTTCATGGGCAAAATCATTAACGGTGATTATGTCGTTAAAACGTTTCAGGAAAGCTATCTGATGATAGAGGTAGATGATAAGTATCCGTTTAGCCTTTGGTTAGGATCAGATGCAAGTATGATCCACATATGGTCCGCAATAGGTGGTAACTTCATGCCATTGCCAGACTTTACAACCGAAGAAAAAAAACTAATTTATGAACACACTAAACAACTCCGCGAAGATAATAAAGAGGAGATCCGATTATCAAAGATTGCTGAACTAAAATCCGAACTTGAAAAACTTGAATCTATATGAACATATTCAACATTATAGGAATCGCCATCGCACTGCCTTCATTGGCGGTGCTGGCTTTAGCCTTAAAGAATCACTACCAGCAGCAGCAGATGGACCGCAAACGGTTAGAAATGAAACGCAGGAAGATGGATGCATGGAAGAAATCACGGAGGGCGAAAAGATGGGTGTAAACTATATCATCCGGCACAGGGTCAGGTTCTGGAATAACACCTGGAAAAGATACCGAAGCAAGATTATAGGATGCGATTCAAAGGATCATGCCGCGCAGAAACTTGGGAATGAAGTACGAAAGTTGCCCGGTTATTATTTTCACGAAATAGAATCAAACGAAATTGAAGCAGTCGACATTATGTTAAATTGGATAAGCGATGATAAAACAAGGTAAAGACATCAAATATACACAACGCGTGAAACACTGGCTGCAAGTTGATAATAAAACGATGATCCTGGTTGATAATAGTAAAAGTGATACTGATAGAATCAAAGAATGGGATGAACGTAAACTTTCGGAGTATTCAAAATTTAATAAAAACGTAAAATAAATAATAAAATGGAACAAGGTAAATTATTTCAGGATAAAATAGAATTTATTCACGTTGAAAGTGTAATAGGTTCTGGATATGAGAATGAAGTTGGTAAACTTGCAATTGAAGACGGTGTGGCATATCGTGCAGCACGTAAAAATATGCAAATACATTCAGCTATCATTTTAAAAATTAACGATGAGTTTGGAGGTTTTTTTACTTTTCAGGTAAACCATATTGCAAAGGAGTTTTGTTTACTTCAGTCTGCTATGGCACTTGATAAAAAGAACAAAGGTGTTTACAAAAAAATGGTTGCTGAAATCATAAACCAAAATACGTTCGGTTATCCCATGATAATGACAGTAAGCCAAAAACACGACTTAGAAAATCCTAAAGTATTTTTTGAAATAGGATTTAAGGAATATCTTAATTTAAGCGGTTATTCATATGTTGTTTATGGTACGCTTGACCAGGTAAGGATGAAAAGACTTGCACATGCTACAATGACAAATGTGTGGAACTCTACAAAAGGTGATTGGCTAAAGATGAAAAAAGAATGGAATGAAAGAATTGAAGAAGCTGGAGAAAAAAATGGAGTTATAAACCCTAAATATGCCAGCCGAGAAGGTGCATGGATGGGGGAAAATGGGATGTCAAATGTTGTTTTAGGATCGCAAATTATAAATGAAGAAGGAGAGGTTGAGAATAAAAAAGGAAAGTCATTTAACGGCAATGTTTCTGTTCTTGATCCTGTTGCATGTGAAGTAATTTTAAGGTTTTTTATGCCTACAAATGGTTGCCGGGTATACAACCCTTTTGGTGGAGGTGTTCAGTTTGGGTTCGTAACAGGGTTTTATAATTACGAATATCTTTCTTCTGAAATACGTCAAAATCAGTGTGACGCTAATAACGATATTTGTAAAGATTTTTATAATACAAAATGGATAAAGTCAGATAGTTCAAAGTTTACACCAAAACAAAATTACGATTTGATTTTTACATGTCCGCCTTATTACCAGGTTGAGGATTATTTGGATTATGACGGTAAATCACCAGAAGGAGAGCTAAACTCAATTCCTACTTATGATGAATTTAGAGAAACACTTTTTGAAGGGTATAAAAAAGCAATAAGCGTACTTAATGATAATTGCTTCTTTGTAGTCATGACAGGTGATAGCAGGGATAAAAATGGGGCTTATTATGGTTGTGAGGCTGAACATGAAATATTTTTTAAAGAGCAAGGTCTTCATATTTATAATAAGATTGTTTATTTAGAATGTGAGTTTACACGATTAGCACATGCAAAACGCACACTCAACTACCGTAAATTTCCGAAAAGAGAGCAAAAAATACTTGTTTTCTATAAAGGCGATATGAATAAAATAAAAGACCTTTACCCTCCTATTGGACGCCTTTAATATGGAATTTAAATCACCATATAAACAACTTGACAGAAAGGTTAATACTTGGTGCAACTACACTAAAAGACTTGATACTTATGGTTGTGGATGCCAGCATGATTGTTCATACTGCTATGCAAAAAGTTTATTAAGTTTTCGCGGATTATGGAATGCTGTTGAACCATCAACAGCAAGTAATATAGTAATTGCCAGAAAAATTAAATTATTAAAATCTGGTGATATTGTAAGGATGGGAGGTATGACAGATTGTTTTCAGCCTTTGGAATTAAAGCATAAAATTACATATAATACAATACTTTGGCTAAATAGGCTAAAAATACATTACCTTATAGTTACAAAGAGTGAATTAGTTTCTAATGATAAGTATATTAAAATTTACGATAAAAAACTTGCTCACTTTCAAATTACAATTACATCTACTTCAAAGAATGATTATGAAAAATGTTCAGTTCCACAAAAAAGAATAAATTCGATTGAAAAACTTTATAAATTAGGCTTTGATGTTTCAGTTAGATTAAGTCCATTTATTTATCAGTACATTGATTTTGATATACTAAATTCAATTAAATGCAATAAGATACTAATTGAATTTTTAAAGGTAAATTATAATGTAAAAAATTGGTTTAAAATTGATTATTCAGAATATAGTTTAAAATATGGTGGATTTGAACATTTGCAACTGAAAAAGAAAATACAATTAGTTAATTTAATAACAGGATTTGATAAATTAACAGTCGGTGAATATGTTGAAGAACATCACAAATATTTTAGCCAGAATGTTAATTTCAATAAGAATGACTGTTGCAATCTTAATTATAAAGTTAAAGAATTTAACCAATTAACCATATTCTAACCATGAAAAAACTCCTCACAATCCTAATCCTATCAGCCTGTGTAAGTCAGCGCAAATAAAACCGTTATCACTATATGCCGTATCGGTGGAATATGACAAACCGAGAGAAAAGAAATTAACGGTAGAGAGTACCAATTAACGAATAATTTTGTAACTTTGTACTACAATTGGAGACGAAGCCATGATAAAGAATTTTTCATTCGCCTATATCGCATTACCCGACTGCCCGGCTTCGTCTCCTTGCAGTTCGGGTTTTGCTTTATAGGCATTTTAAATTTATAAAGATGAATAAATTAGATATTGAGTTTGAGTCAAAAAATAACAATATTACTTACCACCATCCTACCCTATTTTAATATGAACTACACCTCAATAATTGAATCAGCCGAAGATTATCTGATTTCGGGATTATCGGTTTTGCCGTGTGGTGAAAACAAAAGACCTGTTAGGGGTGAGTGGGCATCTTTACAAACAAGCCCTATGCCGCTTGAAAATACTGAGGCCGAATTTAGGAATGCTGAATATATTGCAGTAATAACCGGACAAGTTTCCGGTAACTTGGAGGGCATTGATTTTGATAATCATGATCAGGGTATTGAAAAATATTACAACGACTGGAAACTTGAAAATGCTGAAATATTTGCAAAGTATGATATTTACATTGAGAAAACAAAGCGGGGTGGATTTCATGTTTTATACAGAATAGACAGCGAAGAAATTTATAATGCAAGAGTTTTAGCTCGTTGGGAAACTAAAGAAACAATGATCGAAACGAAAGCAGAGGGAGGTTATTTTATTGTAGCCCCTTCTGCCGGATATACAAGGGTAGGCGGTGACCTTACATTAATACCAACAATAAGACCAGATGAACGAGATCAATTAATTCAATCAGCTCGTAAACTTACAAAGTTATCACAAACGACAGATGAGGCATCATCCGAAAATGAGCATCATGAATTTACTGATCCGATTAGCTGGTACAATTGGAATAAATCAACCTATTCAAAAAATCTTTTAATGGATGAAGGTTGGAGTAAAACGGTTGATAAAAACAAAGTTGAATACTGGTCAAAGCCTGGTACTAAAAATGATACTCATGCTACGTGGGGACATAAATATAATGCGCTATATGTATTTAGCACATCCGCTTTACCGTTCAAAAATGAATGCTATTACACCCCCTTTCAAATCCTGGTAATGCTTAAATTCAAAGGCAATTACTATGCAGCGATTAATTGGATTAGTATTTATTATCTGAATGAAGATTCGCCATACATCAGAATCGGCGTTGACTACTTCAAAAAGATTCAGAAAAAAGATCGTTTCGGGATTATTGGTATTGATCTTAAGAAATGGAAAAAGGAAGAAATTAAAGACGATCACGGAAAGGGATATTTAACAAGGGTTCCGAAATTCGATAACTTTTGCATAGAGCCTGACAATTTCAACTATCAGCCGGTTATTGAAAACTGTTATAACTTATACCATGCGTTTCGTCACAAAGAATCAAAAGGTGAGATTAAATGGAGTCGGATATTAATGGAACATATTTTCGGTGATCAGGTAGAACTTGGATTCAGGTACTTGCAATGCTTATATTTACACCCTGATAGAATGCTACCTATTTTGGTACTTGTATCACGGGAACGGCAAACCGGAAAAACTACCTTTCTGAATTGGTTGAATATGATATTCGGGGATAACTGCGTTATGATAAACCCTTCAGACCTTACTTCTGATTTTAACTCTTCTTATGCTACGGCAAACGTGATAGAAATAGAAGAAACTTTGATCGAAAAGAGTATCACTGTTGAAAAGTTAAAAGCGTTGGCCACTGGTAAATTTGTATCAGTAAACGAAAAATTCATAAGTAATTATAAACTACCATTTTTTGGTAAGATTATACTTGCATCAAACAACGAGGATAAATTTGCAAAGGTTGACGAAGAGGAAATCAGGTTTTTTGTTCGCAAAGTAGGGAAGCCTATATATAAGAATCACGATGTAGAAAACAACCTACGGGATGAAATACCGGCATTCCTTAGCTACTTATCTTCACTTCCGGCAGTTGACTTTTCAGTGGGCAGGGTTCCGTTTACGGTTGATGAATTGAAAAACGAAACATTGACCGCAGTTAAAAAGGAATCTAAAACCGGACTTTACAAAGATATGTTTGAGCGTTTTGTGGATCATTTCTCAAACAGTTCAAAAAATGATGATTCTATTTTTGTGGTTCCGGTTGATATTAAAGAGCGATGGTATAAGAACTCTCATAACATTGACATTCATTATATAAGAACCGTGCTGAAAAACGAATTTAATTTGAAACCTGGTGCTGCCATCAGATACTTTCCTTTTGGTGATAATAGTTCGTATCCGTCAAAAGTTGGAACGGCATACGAAATCAAAAGGAGTATTTTCGGGATTTCAGAGTTTAAAGAAGAAAAAGTAGATTTAATAAATTACCCAGACATTAACAAAGATTTGCCATTTTAGCTGTTAAAAACTCAAATGTTAAAAACTTAACAAAACTTTTTAACAGCTTAACAATATATAAATCAATGCGTTACAAGGTTGTTAAAAAGTTAAGGAAAAAACGGAAGAGTTGGGGCTTTTTTATACAACACAATATAAAAACCTAACTACTTATATTTACTTAACTTTCTTAACAATAAAGAAAATAGTAATAAATAAGAGTATAAGTAACTAAATAACAGAATGTTAAGTTTGTTAAAAAGTTTGTTAAAAACCTGTTAAAAACTGTTAAGAAATGATCACTAAACAAGACCGTACCGCCCTTAAACAATTCTATCTCCTGATATGGCAGGATAACTGTCGTAGGCATCCGATGACAGAACCAAGATTAATAGCTTCACCGAAGCCTTACAACCTTACCAAGACAAATGACCTTGAAAGAGCCATATGCAAATGGTTCGAGATCAAAGGATACAAGGCCGAACGCGTAAAGGTGCAAGGCAGGCAATTAGGATCAGACGTGGTGACATACAACCAGATCACTGGAAAGAGGCAGACCATTGAAAAGGCCAAATATATTCCTTCTACAGGGGCGAAAGGATCTGCGGATATTTCCGTAACTTGCCGGGACCAGGGAGGGATGGTAATGTCTTTACGGATAGAGGTAAAAAATGGGTACACCGGGGACAGGGTTAGACCCGATCAGGTGAAATATAAACAGCAACACGAGGCAGCAGGTGGCACGTATATAATCGTTCGCTACTTCTCGGAATTCATTGAATGGGCAAACATAAATGTTAAACAATAACTAAAACCAAACAACTATGAACATTAAATTAAAGATTAACGTGCTTGCCATCGACAAGCTGAAACTATTTAAAGGCGAAAAAGGCGTGTACTTAGATGCCGTTATGATCGAAACCCCAGGCGGGCAGTATTCCGATTTCATGATCGTACAGGATACAACCGCAGAAGAACGCACACAAGGCGTTAAGGGTGCTATTTTGGGCAACGCATCTTATATGAAACCGAAAGTTGAACAGACGGCAGCTTCAGTAGCACCACAGGCAAAAGATGATCTTCCATTCTGATGACGTACATCATAACAGGCTACGACCTGGTAAACGGAGAGCGCACCTCGCATAAGTTGATTAACGAGGTGCGCGTGGAGTGCATCGCTGACATTGATAAGATGGAGCGGAAAGTTGAAAAGAGATATTATAAACGAACCGGCCACGCTGTTCATGTGTATGCCATATTCAAACGGAAGATATGACACAAGTTATAAACTACATAATCATAACAACAACTGATCTTTTAGGAATTCATTATGATGATATTGATAAAGAGTGCAGACAACGAGAAATCGTGTATGCCCGATACATCAGTTACGCACTGTGCAAGAGATACACAAACCTGACTAATAAAACTATTGGAGAACTGTTCCGTGGTAAATACAACCCTTGCACTGTTACCCACGGACTGAAGGCGGTTAACGATGCGATACACCTGTATAATCATAAAAAAGTCCGGACAGATATGGGTGAGCTGTTCAGATATGCGGACCAGGGGATGCGTGATGCAGGGTTCAAGGTTAGGTGGCGATCTATGATTGATGACATATTATAAACATTTTTATCAATTATGTGGGTTATATCTTAATTTTGTAAATTAAATTAATTACACTATTAAAAGACCATCGAACGATATTATAATAAAACTGCTGAAAGAGTCAGGCGGTTTGGTTCTCCCGGTAGCTGATGCAATCGGGTGCAGCCGTAATGCTTTGCATACTTGGCTTAGAGAAGATTCAGAATTGAAAGAAGCGCAAATATCTGCAAAAGAGGGGCTTATAGATTTTGCCGAAGGGAAATTGCTAAAAAAGATTAAAGAAGATGATTTGACTGCTATCATATTTTTTCTGAAAACGCAAGGACGGAGAAGGGATTATGCTGATAAGCAAGAGATTGAGCATTCCGGTGGGGTGCAGCACAACGTAACATTCAAGATCATTGGAAACGATTAATACGCTGATCGAATCTACTAAGATATTCTTGCGCAACCAAAGCGCGAAGACGCGTTTTGTTTTCAATCAGGGCGGAACACGATCTTCAAAGACTTATAGCCTTATGCAGCTCGCATGGATGATCGCCAATGAAGAGCAGGGCAAGATCATTTCAATCGTTTCTGAAACTATGCCACATTTGAAGAAGGGGGCAATGCGTGATTTCTTTTCATTCCTGAATGCTGCTGATATCTATGATCCAAAGCAACATAACAAAACAGACAACATCTACAGGGTAGGGACTTCAATCATTGAATTCTTTTCTGCCGATTCTTCGGATAAGGTTCACGGACCAGGAAGGGATTATTTATTTGTTAATGAAATTCAGAACCTGACATATGAAACTTTTTTCCACCTTGCTCAAAGGACAAATGTGCGCATCTATGCTGATTATAATCCCACTCATAATTTTTGGGTTTATCCTCAGTTTATTAATGAACCTGAATACAAGACGGATCTTACTTATATCCACTCTACTATATTTGATAATCCATTTGTTAGTGAGGCAATAAAGAAAGACGTAATGATTCGCGCATCTAAGGATGCTAATTATAGAAAGGTATATTTGGAAGGAATCCCTGGGACACTTGAAGGTCTGGTATTTGAGACATTCAATATCATAGGGGAAATGCCCGAAGGCATGAACTGCGTTTATGGACTTGACTTTGGTTTCTCAAATGATCCTACTGCTATCACTAAGATTGCTATCCACAATGATGATCTGTATATTGACGAACTGATATACAGGACTGGGTTAACGAATGCAGATATCATTTCTTTGATGAAGGAATCAGGGATCAGACCAACATACGATGAACTGATTGCGGATTCGGCAGAACCAAAAAGCATAGAAGATATTCTCCGTGCCGGGTTCAACGTAAAGCCATCATCAAAGGGTGCCGACTCAATCAGATCGGGAATTGATACAATGAAACAGTTCAATATCCATATTACAAAGAGATCGGTTAACATTATAAAGGAGTTCAGAAACTATTCATGGATCATGGATAAAAATGGAAATCCAACAAACAAGCCATCAGATAACTTCAATCATGCGATTGATTCAATTCGATACGGAAGCCAGGCACTCGCCAAACCAATACTAAATGACTACTATTTATGATGCAGAAAGATATATTTGGAGGCACGAAGCCATTAGAGAATAGATTCAATCAGATTCTATATGCCTATATCGCAAAAGGGATGCCATATATACTTCCGGCAGACTTTGACACATTCGTAAACAAAGGCTATGCCGGCAACATTAATATATATCCAATCATTCGGAAAATAGTTGATCCCGTCATCGGAGTAGAATGGGAACTGAAAGATCGCAAGACCAAAGAAGAAGCCATTGATCAAACGATGATGCAACTTCTACGAAATCCGAATTCACATCAGGGCATGAATGAGTTCATTGATGAAGCGATGGTATGGCGATTGGTGACAGGAAATAGATATATCTATTGGATAGCACCGAATACCGGGCCAAACAACGGAAAGCCAGCCGAACTTCATCTTCTCCCCGCATCACAGACGGAGATCATACAAGGAGATTGGCTGAATCCTGTATCTGGATATCGCATGCTGATTGGTGACGTATGGAAGATTCTGGGGAAGGATGAAGTTATTCACGGCAAGAAAACAAATATCAAATATGATATGCAGGGAGGACAACTATATGGAATGTCACCCTTGGAAGCTGCATTGAAAGTAATGTCTGCCACGAATACAGGGTATGATAGATTGGTCATGAACTTTGAAAATGGCGGACCAGATGTTATAATCACCAATACCGAAGCAGGCAGTAATGGAGTTGAATATTCAAAAGAGCAGGCAGCAGGAATATGGGAAACATTCGTAAGGCGGTTCAGAGGAAAGAGTAAAGAACGATTCATGATTAAGAATAAGCCGGTTGAAGTCCATGAGATAGGTAAGTCACCGGTTGATTTAAATATAATGGAATACATGAAACTATCATTGAGGGATTACTGTAACGTTTATAACGTCCCTTCTGTATTACTGAATGACAATTCAAATTCAACATATAACAACGTTAAAGAGGCAACGAAAGCACTATGGAATAATGCGGTCATTCCTGAACTTGAATATCTGAAGGAAGATTTTAATAAGCTGGCAGATGTTTACAACCGTATCACCGGGCAAGATTTATATTTTGATTATTGCTTGGATGATATACCAGAATTGCAAGAAGATAAATCATTATTGGCTAATTCACTTGCGCAAACATGGTGGCTATCACCTGATGAGAAACGAGAGCAAATGGACAAAGACCCAATTGGAACTCCTGAAATGCAGGCTATATATGCACCGATGGGAATTATGCCAATCGCTGAAGTACTGACCCCGATTGATTTTGAAGATCAGACCGCTAAGTATTACGAACAACAAAACATAAAGTATTGATGCTATACGCAAAAAAGATAGAGAAACAACGCCAAAGGTACTATTCGGGTGCCAGGTCTATTATGCGCAAAACATTAAGATCATATACAGATGATCTGATGGTTGAAGTCAATAAGGCAACGACACCACAGCAGATCATAGCTGCCTGCGATAAGGAAATACAACCAGATCAGATTCACGCAGCTATGCGCAAACTATACGGAAACACACTACCATATTTCGCCAATCAAACCGTAAGGCAACTGAAACCAAAGAAGGCTATTGCACCTGATCCTATTGAAACAGACTACTGGCAAGCATATATTGACAAATTCGTCAAGATGAGATTGGCAGAACGGATTAAGTGGATCAACGAAACTACGGCTGACGTATTTCAGTCCACCGCTCGCAGGGTGGTAGATGCAGCCATCAAGGAAGGATTGGGAGTTGATACGATTGCCAAGAACCTTATGAAAGAGCTTAACATATCTGAACGATATCGCGCAGAACGTATTGCCCGAACGGAAGTAGTCAGCGCATCGAATGAGGGATCATTAGCAGGGGCGAACTCGACAGGATTAGATATGGTAAAAGAATGGATTTCATATATTGACGATAAGACAAGAGAAAGCCACAGAGCAATGAATGCAACAACGGCAGAAATGGATGGTGTATTCTCTAATGGTTTGCAATACCCTGGTGATCCAGAAGGATCGGGGGAGGAAGTTATTAACTGTAGGTGCACAATCGGATACCAAATAAAAGATTCTAATTTTGAAATTGGGAGGACTATAAATGAATGATCTAATTAAGAAATCAATAAGCAAAGCCGTTGTTAAAGATGTATCGGGGCGAACTGTTACTGGCTATTATGCTTCATGGGGTGCAGACTCCACAGAAACAAATCCACAATCTTTATGGATTGATTCTGATGGTGATGTATTCGATTCGAAGGCATTCAATACAACCATCGCACAGAATGGACCTACCGGAGCAAATCGCATATGGCATCTATACAATCACAATTTCGGAGCAGCTATTAATAAGCCAAAGGTTTTACTTGCTGATAATTTCGGGGTATATTTTGAAACAGTATTTCCTGATACAACTATCGGTAATGATACATTGAAACTTTACGAAGCTGGAGCCATCACTGAACATTCGGTAATGTTCAACATTATACAGGCAAGGCAGGAAGTAATGGCAGGGCAGGAATACCAACTGATTCAGGAGGTAAAGATGTGGGAAGGGTCATCCGTTCTTTGGGGTGCTAACTCAAATACACCCACTACCGGGTTGAAGATGGAGCAGGCCGAAGCACAGATAAAATTATTAGATAGCCTGATGCACAATGGCACATTTTCAGACGATACATTTCTAATGATCGAAAAGACATTAGCAGATATAAAGAGCATTTACAAGGGCGCGGGCGATAACCATCCTTTGGAAATAAATGACCCTATGCCGGCAAAAACGAGTAGGGAAGAAATAGTTAAATCATTTTATTCATCATTTAAAAACTAAAAAAATGAGTCAAGAAGAACTCGACATTATCGCAGCAGAAGCCGCCAAGGTCGAAAAGAAAATGAACTCCCTTGTTGATCCGTTGATCAAGAAGTTAGAGAAAGCGGAAGAAGTAACGCCCGCACTGGAAGCCAAGATCAAAGAAGCTGCCGATAAATATATTGGCATGCAGAAACAACTTGACGAACTGGATATGAAACTTCAGAAAGCAAATGTTCCTAATCAATTCGCTCCTTTATCAGAGCAGTTTGAGCATGTGATCTCGAAAGCTACATGGCTTGCAGAATACAAAGAAAGCAAACGTGGGGGCAAATTGGATCTTAAAGGTATGGACATTCACGCTAAAGTTGGAACCGTTACCCGAGTTACCGATACCATTCAGCCACAGTTCACGCCATTTCAATTCGTACCTGGTCGAAGATTTCACGTTCGTGATATCATACCTGTTGGAACAACCACCTCATCCACAATATGGATGCCTTACGAATCCGCTACAACTAACGGAATTGCCCGCGTTGCTGAAGGTGCAGTAAAACCACAATCAGACTTCACCCCTGCCGTTGTTAAATGGCCTGTTGAAAAGATTGCTACTTGGATCAAGTTCTCCGAAGAAATTCTTGAGGATATGCCAATGTTCACATCTTATCTTACTACTCGTTGGTTGGAGTTGCTCAAACAAGCTGAAGATACCAAACTGCTCTATGGTTCGGGGTCAAGCGATATCAAAGGGTTAACTGTTTCAGCTGCTGCTTACGTTGATTCGTTGGCATCTTCATTGGTTGACAGGTTCATGGTATTGGATGCTGCCACAACTCAGGTTCAGGCTGCAAACTTCTATCCGAACTACATTCTACTTCATCCTACTGATGCCATGCTTCTTCGTCAGACACGCGACACAACCGGGGAACCTTATTTCTTCGCATTGGGACAAGGTCAGCCGTTAACAATCAACGGTGCTACTATCATCACAACTCCAGCAATGACCGTTGGTGATTTCCTCGTAGGGGACTTCGCAATGGGCGCACAGATTTGGGATCGTAAGGCTGCAAACATCACTTTCTACGACCAGAATGAAGATGATGCCAAATACAACCTTATCATGGCTGTAATAGAAGAACGTCTTGCATTGATAACTTACGCATCAACTGCATTCTGTTTCTCATCATTTGGATCAGCACTGGCTCGCGGATCAGCATAATTTGTAATGTTGTTGCATTAAAGGGAGGGGTTAAATCCTCCCTTTTTTTTAATCTATCCATAATGAAAACAAAGATCATCAACTTAGCTAAGAGGACAGACCGATGGGAAGCTGTACAGTTGGAGGTACAGAAATTTGGTATAACTGAATACGAAAGATTTGATGCAATCGAAGGCGGATATATGGGATTCAATCGATCCGTTCATAAAGCATTGGAAGGAGAATCAGAATTGTTACTACTTGAGGATGATTGTGTTTTCGAGGCAACATTAGATATTATGCTTCAGGCAAAATCTGAACTTCCCGATGATTGGGATTTGATGTACCTGGGCGCAAATCTAAAGAGTAAAGTAAATCAGTATTCTGAACACCTTTACACACTGACAGATGCATGGACTTCTCACGCCATCCTGTATTCGGATAAGGGGGCAAAATGGTGTTATGAAAACTTTGATCCTGAAGAAGGAACTATTTATGATGAATGGCTTCGCACTACTGCTCAACGTAGATTGAAATGCTTTGTTATGTGTCCGATGATCGCACTTCAGGCAGATGGATGGTCTGACATTTGGGGAGCAAACGCAGTTTATGGGATCCAATGGTCATCTAAACATTTCTATAAATGATCCATCACGTTACATACACCGATAAAAACATGACCACCTCCGCACTACATTGTTCTGAATCTGCCACTAAATACGGATGTGATAGTTCGTGCATATATACAGAAATGCAGTTAGCAGAAGCATTCAGAGAACGTAATGCATCCATATTGTCACAATCACGCGGAGCCGGGTATTGGATTTGGAAACCCCAGATCATACTTCAGGAAATGGAGAAATGTAAAGAGGGGGATTATATTTTGTATACCGATGCCGGGGTACAGATTATCAGTGATGTTAGGCAATTGATTTCAAGTGTAGAAGATGGCATGTTGTTATTTGGAGGTCAATATAACAATCATGAATGGACAAAAGGCGATGTACTTAGGCTAATACCTGAAGGCGTTTACAAACAGCTTCAGGCATCAGCTATGATATTTGAATGCACTACCAAAGTCGTTAATTTCCTTCATCTTTGGATTATGATGTGCGAAACCCCAGGACTGATTGATGATTCACCATCTATATCTGATAACCATCCCGATTTCGTAGAGCATAGACATGATCAGGCAATATTAACAGCCTTGCAGATTCTTTATCAGATAAAGAGCCATTGGTGGCCTGCTACTTACAATAATGGGAAATTCAATTATCCAAAAAATGAGCATACAGATTCGTATGCTGTAATATTTCATCACCATAGAAAACGCAATAACGAATGGTAAGCGTAGTGATTCCGACATACGATATGCAAGGGAGGGCGATATACTTCCTTCGACAAGCCATTAACAGCGTTCGGCAGTTAAGGCGCGGTTATGAAATTATAGTATCTGACGAGTCAACAGATTTTCAGGTAGAGGATTATTGTGGTATCGCTTCTGTTAAATATTTCAAAAATACAAGATCACCAGGTGCAGCTGGAAATCTTAACAATGCAATAGATCACGCAACAGGGGAAATGATTAAGATACTATTTCAAGATGACCAATTGCGGTCCATTGAAGAATTCGATTTCATAGAACATTGGGGGTTCTGCACATCAAAACACAATACCAATCGTGGAGATCATATTCCATTCCATCCCAATTCTATAAAGGAATTAGCATTGGGGTGCAATACATATGGATCGCCTTCAGCACTTGCGTTCAGAAAAACGGATCTCCGATTCAATGAATCATTGCGGTGGCTGTTTGATTGTGAATTCTACGCTCGCATGAGCCTTATGTATGGATTGCCCGACATGGTTAATACTTCCGTAGATATTACAGAATGGGATGGTATGGCTACCAATACCATATGCACCGGATCCGTTAGACTTCAGGATACAGAAATAATAAACAGGTTGTATGCTGACATTTAAAGAACTTGGGAAATATGGCAGACTTGGCAATCAGATGTTTCAGATAGCCAGCACAATCGGATTGGCAACATCGCACGGATATGCGTATGGATTCCCGGAGTGGAAGAACTACGATCATCTGAATAGATTCGGGAGTGCTGAAGATGTGGACATTCAAAAGTATTTTAAGAACGCATTACCACCAATAGAGCAGCGCAATTATTCTGATTATTTCATTCATTGGGGATACCACAACTTCAAAGCATTACCAGACAATATTAATCTATTAGGACACATGCAATCTGAGAAATACTTTGCCCACTGCAAGGATTTGATACGTCACTACTTTGAATTTACAGATGAATGTGAGCCTATGCCGAAAGAGTCTATTGCTATACATATAAGGCGTGGGGATTACGATGACTCGTACCATCCTACAATGAAAGAGAAATATTATAAACAATCTTTAGATTTACTGCCAAACGTACCTAAATTTGTATTCTCAGATGATATTGAAGAAGCAAAGAAAATTATAGGAAATGATGCAACATATATTGAAGGCAATCATTATATGAAAGACCTGCAGTTAATGACCAAATGCAAATACTTCGTTCTTTCAAATTCAACATTTTGCTGGTGGGGGTGGTGGCTTGCTGATCATGATAAGTGTATCGCTCCACAGAATTGGTTTGGAGATGTGGCAATGTTAAGTTCTAAGGATATATATACAGACGAAATGATTATAATATGAAGATATTCGCTCAAGTTCACGCATACCCTACTCGCCACAATGCAGGGGCAGAATGGTACCTCCATTCGATGCTCCGCTACCTTGTTGAACAAGGTCATGAGTGCAGGGTGCTGACATCGGATATCGCCTGCCGAACACTGGATGGAGTTGAACTGTTTGAACAGAATCCGACAAACGAATGGGAGTTATCATTGTGGTGTGATATAATCCTTTCACATCTCGGTAGATCAGGCAGAGCATTTAATTGCGCAAACCAACATCATAAGCCTATTTATATAATTCTGCATAATACGTTTACTAATCGCTTGGTTGAAGTTAGGCAGGATGCATCTTTGATTGTCAATGCTGATTGGGCGTTGCAAGATTGCTTGGATAAAGGATACAAGCATCGGATGGCGGTGTTACGGCCCGCTGTATTTTTCGATGACTATAATTTCATCCCAGGTAAACGTGATCATATCAGCCTGATTAATCTTTGGGAACGAAAAGGAGGTCAGACATTCGCAGAGATTGCAAGACTAATGACTGATCGTAAATTCCTTGGAGTTAAAGGTGCATACGGAGATCAGATCACTCCAAGACTTTCAAACGTTGAGTATATAGAGAACACGCCGTACATTAAGCAGGCTTGTTATGAAAGAACGCGCATTCTTTTGATGCCTTCCGTTTATGAAAGCTATGGTAGAACAGCAGTTGAGGCGATGTGTTCTGGTATTCCGGTCATCGCTTCCGATACGCCTGGACTTCGTGAATCATTGGGAGATTGTGGCATATTTATTCCGCAAGAAGCCCAAATATCAGAATGGGTTAAGGCCATAAAATCGCTGGATGATAAGAAAACGTATGAAGAACTTTCAAAACGTTGTGTAATCCGTGCAGAAGAACTATTTGAAAAATCACTTAACGAATTAGAAAACATAAACGAATTCATACAATATGAACAGCTACATAGTGAAGCGTAACTTTGCAAAGAATTCAGGCATGGCGCATACAGGGGACATACTTACTGATCTTCCTGAACCATATGCATCAGACTGGACTGCACTTGGTTTCATTGTTGCTTATACGGCAACATCAGATCCGATTCCACATACTGTTGAAATGGACCATAAACCACTTATAAAAAGAACAGGCGGAAAGCCTAAAGACCCCAAGATAAAATGAAACTAATCACGAAAACAGACGTAACTACTGAATCCGTTCTTGCTCCTGCTATTCGTGAATGGCTGGCATTGGATTCAACATCACAAGATACTATGCTTGCCACGATGGCAAAGGCTGCCCGTATGAAGATCGAAAGATTAACAGGTAAGGCAATCGGTGCGCGTACTTTAGTTTATACAATTCAGATGCCTGTATATGGGGTTCTTGATCTACCATATCCTCCGGTCGTATCTATTTCAACGGTGAAAACAATCGCAGAAGATGGCACAACTGACACGCTCGGAGCCTCGGATTTCTCGCTTGTGAATGAATCCCTATATTGTGCATCAGCTATTGGGTTCGCCGTTGAAGTCGAATACATTACCGGGTTAACTCCTACGGTATCAGAAAATCAATTGATATTGAAGCAAACGGCATGGGATTACACGCATCGAGGAGATAGTGAAACAGCAACTTATTCGCCAGATGTCTTGATGGAAATTTCACAGATTAGCGTTAATAACGGATTCTAATGGCAAACGCCCCTTACATCGGACAACTCAGAAGCAGGATGCAATTCCTGAAGGATACAAAGACATCGGATGGTGCCGGAGGTTATACGTCTGCCAAATCTGTTGACTTTGAAATGTGGGGATACATCCGGCAGATAAGTGAATCGGAAGCGATGCGCAATGGTCAGGAGGTTGGATACAACTCATATGAGATTTGGGTGCAATATCAATCTTCAATCATTCCGACACGTCAGCATATAATCCTTTACAATAATAAAGCATACACGATAAACGGAACACGTGAGATTGAAGAGAAGAACCGTTGGATCGTCATGTCATGCACTCGCTACGCAGGTTCGGAGGTGGCTGTTATTGAGCGCACTCCGGTAGTTGTATCAATGGGATGGAAACCAACATACATAGAAATCGTATTCAACTATTCTATGTGCAATCCGTCCACGTTCTTATCTGATTTCTCGGTAACGCTCCAAGTCGGTGGCGGTCCAATCAGTTTATTAAACATCAATTCTGTTGCATTTGGTACTACCGATTCCTCATATAGATTATACGGAACATTTACAACCAATACTATGAAAGTCTCAATAGCAAAAGGGAATATAAAAGCTAATCTGAACGTGATTCCGGGTTATACAAACGATACACTTTTGGAATCTGTAACTGATTATGTAGTGTCTGCGCTATGAGTGGTGGAGCAAAAATAGAATTAACATCGACTTCATTAGTGAGAGTTAATAAGTTGTTGAATAATGTAGCAAATAATTTCCCTGATCATGTAGTTAAATTAATTCACGCAGAAGCATTGATAATTGAATCACAGGCAAAAAAGAATTTAGTATCTGAATTACAAAAGAGGCAGCCAAAGAAAAATGATAAGTCAACATACCATGGATTACTATCAGCTTCAATACATAGTAAAAATAATTCAAGTGGTGCTGATGTAAGTGCAAGTAAAAATTATGCAGCATATATTGAATTTGGAACTGGTAATATGGTGTCAATTCCGGCAGGATGGGAATCATTCGCAGCTAAATTTAAAGGTAGCGGAATTCGCCCGCATAATATGAAGGCGCGACCGTATCTTGTAAAGGCATTCATCGAAGAACAAAAGAATTTTATTGACAGGCTTAAAAAATTAGCAAGCAATATAAAATGAAAGATTCAGCAACCGCAATCCGAACAGCATTATTCACTCGCATCACCGCGCTTGGATATGCAGCTTATGATACACCTCCAGAAACTACAACCGCTCCATATGTCTACTTATACAACCAATCCAGTTATCAGGATGGCAATCAATCGGAGTTTGGGCAAGTCGCTTCCATTTCGATGGATGTAGTAACGGAATTTCAGAAGGACTACGGAGGCGGAAAGGTAGCTGATACAATGGTGGATGTTATACTTCAGGATGTTTTGAAGTTCGCACCGGCACAGTTAACGGTATCAGGATTCGATTGTATTTCAGTAACATTGGATGGAGTCAACTCCATGCATCTCACATCGGCAACAACAACACAACATATCCGCACAATCAAATTAAAATTAATCCTTTATCAAATCTAAAAAAAATGACTAAAGTTAACGGCACTTTATTTCGCCTAAAAATCGGCACTTATCTGGTGGGGGCATCTACTGATTCAGAATTCACATTGGAACAGGACGATCCGAAAACAACAACACAAGACGGAAACGGATGGGAAGAATCCCTTGATCAGGGGGGCATCCGCAGGGCTTCAGGATCGGTAAACGGTCTACTTGACCCTGATGCAAACTACAACGCAGAGGAACTGCTGGATCATATCATCGGGAATACTACGATGGCTACGGCTCAATATGGAGTTGTCGGTGGTACTTACTATACATCGAAGATCAAGATCACGAACTGCAAGATGTCAGGATCAACAGAAAATCCTGTTGGTATTTCAATGTCTTGGGTAAGTTCGGGAGCTGTTACAAAAGCAACAACAATGGCATCCTAATATGATCGGAAAACTTTCAATTGAATTAGGAGGGAAAACCAGGCATCTAACCTTCGGGCAAAATGCCTGGTATATCTTTTGCAAGCTGCACGGAATAAATATTTCCGACATCGGATCCTACTTTGGCGATTCAATACATAATCCTGATGCCTTCCGCGATCTAACATATGCAGGATTGAAGGCATTTGATTTATCGGCAGGTAATGAAGTTGATTACAATGCATATACGGTAGGCGATTGGTTAGACGAAGCAGGCGAAGAGGTGATCGGTGAAGTATTGAACTGCATCCTCGAAAGCAGATCGCAGAATACAGCACCGTCAACAAAAAAAAAGGTAAGTCAGAAAAAGTAACATGGGATGACCTAATGACAACAGCTGCGGAGGTGGGAATAATGCCGGATAAATTCTGGCATCTCACCGAACGCGAACTGATGGCAGCCATCAACGGTTATAGGAGAAGGCAGGTTGAAGAATGGAAACGAGCAAGGCTGATGGCTTATATGACGTATGCAACGCAGGTAAAAGACCCGGCAAAGATTGAACATTGGATGCCACTGGAAGGAGATCATGTTGTTAAGACATCAAACACATTGGCGCAAATACGGAAACTTAATAAAATAGCTGAAAAGTCATGGCGATAACTGAAGAACTACTCATAAAACTAACCGCAGATAATGATGATTTAAAGAAGAAATTGCAAGGGTCGAAATCTGATCTTAGTGGTTTTGGTAGCGCGGTAAGTAAGTTAGGGCCAATGATCGCCGGTGCATTTTCGGTAGGCGCGATTGTTGCATTTGGTAAGGCGGCATTTAGTGCTTATGAGGAACAAGAGAAAGCGAATAAAAAGCTAATGTCATCTCTTAATGGTAATGAATTGGCATTTAAGCAATTAACTACACAGGCCGAACAATTAAGAAGTAAAACAGGCGTTGACGATGGGGCAATAATGCAGATTCAACAGCTTGGGGCAGGTGCTGGTTATTCGGTAGATAAGATCAAAAAATTAACGGATGCATCTGTACAATTAGCAGCAAAGACGGGACAGGATTTACAATCTGCATACATGCAGATAAATGCCACGTTTACAGGATCGGCTGGACGACTTACTCGATTGGATTCTGATTTTGGATTGCTTACAGAAACGCAATTAAAAAATGGTGAAGCGGTTGATTTAATATTAAATAAATATGGAACATTCGCACAAGATACGGCCAGTCAAACAGATATACTAAAATCTAATTTTGACGAACTGACCGAATCGGTTGGATATGCTTTTGCAGAAGGAACAATGAATCCTTTTTTAATCGGCTTGAATGAAGCTGTATTACTTGCAACTAAATTAATGGGTACTTTAGCACCTACAAAAATCGAATTAAGCGGGAATCAATCGTCTGATTTAGAAGCATTTAATTCGGCATGGGAGAGGCAAAAAAAATCATTATCAAATGAAGATTGGGCTAAGACATATCAAAAAAATGTTAAATTAATTAATGATGAATGGAACAAGGCATCAGATGCTTTGGGCGCATTTGAAAATAAAATACTTGCAAATGAAAACGCTTCATTTTTCAACAAACAGAAATTAACGGACGAGGGTAAAAAGCAACAAGAACAAGACCGTTTAAAACTGCAGCAATCAATACTGTTCAGAAAAAGCGAATTACAGACCCTTGAAGCAGTTAATAAATTAAGAGGTAGTAAAACGAAAATAGTAACACCATTGTCTGCTGATAAAAAAGAAGCACAATTAAAAGAGTTTAATGATTTATTCGCAGAAGTTCAAGCATCGGATGATGCTATTTTAAGAGAGAAGAAAAAAGCTGTGGCAGATCAATTAGCTGAAGATACAAAATATTTTGATAATCTTTTTGCAGAGGCACAGAAATCTGATGATGATATTTTAAGATCAAAAAAAGAAGCTGCGAATAAATTAGCTGAAGATACAAAAAATGCACAAAAAGATTATGATTTAAGTAAATTATCATCATACGAAAAAGAGAAAGCATTGATTGAGGCTTCATTAGTTGATGCAGAATCAAAAGCTGAATTAATGAAGCAGCTTGAAATAGATACGAATAATGCCAAAGCTGAATCAATGGCTAATATGTTTGGTCAGGCTGCGGCAATGTTCAAAGAGAA